GCCTTCGGGGACACAATTTACACTCGCTTACTAAGGAGAACCATGACTAACATACAGAGATATAGTGCTTCAGATCTTCCAGAACTAATGGAAAAGATCGCAAGAAACAGCATAGGGTTAGATGATTATTTCCAACAATTTTGGGATTCAAATACAAACGCTAACTATCCACCATATAATATTGTTCATGTAAACAATGTTGAATCTAGATTAGAGATTGCACTCGCAGGATTCAAAAAGAAAGAAGTTAAAGTTTACACAGAATATGGTAAGATATTCGTAGAAGGAACTAAAGAAAAAAAGGAAGAAGAAACTTATAGTCACAAAGGGCTAGCACAGAGATCATTCTCAAGAGAGTGGTCACTATCTGATGATGTAGAAGTTAAAGATGTTAACTTTGCAGATGGACTTCTTACAATTACATTAGGTAAGATTGTACCAGAGCATCATGCTAAAAAAGTATACCTTTGATGACTAAAGGATACAATACTTTAGGGATCTTGACGATCCCTTTTTTTATGGTATAATATAGTCAATACATATTAAAATATGAGTATTCAACTTGCACTGCTTAAATCTGGAGAGGAGGTAATTGCTGATATCAAAGAAATTCGTCAAGAAGAATCTGATATCTTAGTATCTTATCTTTTTAAAGATCCATATTGTGTTAAAATAAAAACAACTCAAGTTCTAGTTGAACAAGAAACTAGACCAAAACATGAACTTGCATATTACAAGTGGATGTCATTATCTAATGATAGTGATATAATTGTAAATAAAGATTGGGTGGTCTGTATTACAGATCCACTTGATACCGTTAAAAAAAACTATGAGGAGAAAATGAATGGAAGACGATTTGATGATACAGACGGATCAAGCAACGGACGAGATGGTGGAACCAGCAAATCCTATTCAAGTACTACTCTTAATGAATCAAACGATTCTGATATCTGAGATTGATGAAGTCCTAGCAGATATCGGTCAACCTGATTGTAAACTAATTAACCCATGTGTTATAATAGATGGGAAGGTGTCTAAGTGGATATCAAATCTAACATCAAATACTGAAATGTTTATGAGTTCTGATAAGATATTGACATTAGTTGACCCATCACCACACATATTAAAAGAATATAATAAGATTACTCAATGAGGTTTTATACAAATGTCCATCAAAGGTTTGATGAAATTCTTGTCCGTGGATATGAGAATGGCAAGCATTTTACTGCGAGAGAAACATTTAATCCCACTTTTTATGTACCTTCGAAGAAAGAATCAAAATATAAAACTCTAGAGGGAGATAGTGTAGAACCAATTAAACCTGGTAAAATATCAGAGTGTAAAGGATTTATTGAAAAATATTCTGGTGTAGAAGGATTTGATGTTTATGGGAATGACAGATATATCTGTCAATATATTTCCGAGAAATACCCAGAAGAAGAAATTAAGTTTGATATTAGTAAAATTAAATTAGTCACAATTGATATTGAGGTTGCTGCTGAAAGTGGTTTCCCCGATGTTTTTAATTGTGCAGAAGAATTATTAGCAATTACTCTACAAGACTACACAACCAAGAAGATAATTTGTTTTGCATCTCGTGCATTTAATAATACGAGAAAGGATGTAAGATATGTTCAGTGCACGGATGAATATAATTTAATAGATCGTTTTTTAGAATATTGGCAGACAAATACTCCAGAAGTGATTACTGGTTGGAATTGTGAGTTGTATGATATTCCGTACATAGTAGGACGTATTGAAAGATTGATGGGTGAGAAGAAAGTTCGTAAACTTTCTCCTTGGGGTTATGTAAGAAAGAAAGATTTTGTTGTACAAGGTCGTAAACAAATATCTTGTGAGATGGCTGGTATATCAGTTATTGATTACCTTGATCTCTATCGTAAGTTTACATATACAAACCAAGAATCATATCGCTTAGATCATATTGCAAATGTTGAACTTGGTAAAAAAAAATTAGACCACTCTGAGTTCGATACCTTCAGAGATTTTTATACAGGTAATTGGCAAAAGTTTATTGAATATAACATCATTGACGTAGAACTTGTAGATCAACTTGAAGATAAGATGAAGTTAATTGAACTTTGTCTAACGATGGCATATGATGCGAAAGTAAATTACACAGATGTATTCTTCCAAGTACGAACTTGGGATTCAATCATCTACAATTACTTAAAGAGAAAGAACGTAGTGATTCCTCCGAAGGTAAGAACAGACAAAGATTCACAATATGCAGGTGCTTATGTTAAGGAACCAATACCTG